CCTTTCCCGGATATAGTCCTAAGTCTTGACCCGGCACTAGGTTTGTTTCATCTACCTCTACAATTAAATTACCAGATAGCACAGCGTTATCAACAGCCATACGCATAAAGCCATTCATCAAAGTCTGTGTATCATCCATATTTTCAGCAATACCCACACCAAAAAATGAATATGGATTTAGTTCATAAGGTGCGGCATGATAAGGTATGGTTGCAGGTTTAAATGGATTTAATACCATTCTCAATAGTTTACCATTACATATCCATACGTTTGCTTGTAATTCATCAAATGCTTTTAGTTCGTCTGGTATTTGAATATCGGACTCTTCTATTGCAGAAATATCTACCATACCCCAATATTCTAGTACGTCAAATCTTTCTACACCGTGTTCTGGTGCATAGTCTGATAAATCATCTTCCCAATATTCTTTAGTATAGTTTTCTCCTAATGTAATAACTTCATCTATTACATTTTCTCTGAACATCGGTCTTTTCTTGAGATTCCGAAGTTGCGACCTTGACATCTTATGTCGTTCAATGACATACTGTGCTTCATCCATATTATTGGCATCAGGGTCAGGGTAAAAATTCCACACAGAAACGTGTGAAACTTGTGGCATTGTTTTAAACTGTGGGTCATAATTACCATCCTCATTCCAATTAGGATACTCTTTATCTATGGCAAAAGGTCCTTTCATTACACCTGTGCCAAACAGAGCCATCTCAAATGCTGTGCTTCTCAGATGCTTATTAGCACTAGACTCTTCTAACTGGTCATGTATTTTCTTTTGCATTTTCTTTGCGGCTATCATAGCTGGGCTAAAAGTAATAGATGTAGGAGTTTTTCCTACACCTTCTTTAAGACCTTCTACATCTTGTAGTTTATTTTGTAAAGGACCTAACTTTTCTTGTAGAGATTTTTCTGTTGCACCTGCAGGTAGGTCGTTACCATCCCCTGCAAAACCATATGGGCTACTTAGGGAAGTATCACCACGCAACTGCTCTGGCTCTTTGGGGTCAAAGTATACGTCTGCGACAACTCCTTCTGGTAACTCAGTAGGTTCAACAGAAACAGGAAACTTATTATTAGCAAAGAGTACATCAACAATTTGCCCATATGCCGCCAAAGTTTTAGTTTTCGTAACTTTAATAAAAACACGTGACTTCTCCGATTCAGTAAACTGAACATCTGGTCCGTATAATCCTCTATAGTTTCTATAGGCTTGTAACCAGCGTTGTTCATCTTGATAACGATAGTCTTCTGCTCTTTTAAATCTTTCTTGAACAAATGGTATAATAGAAGCTACATCCATATCTTCAGATGAATCTTCTTCAATATCTTCTAAAGCAACTGAGTCTGCTTCAATCATTATATTTTCATCTTCAGCCATTATTCTATCCTTAATATCCAAATGTTGAATCTGCTACTGGCATACCTGTAGATGGTCTACCCATTGGGTCGTAGTCAAATATACTAAATCTTGGTCGTGACATTATACCATATCTCATTGCATCATACAAGTGGTCTTCTGCTTTCGTGTCAATATCTTCTGGATTTTTCTTATCCAATGGCAACGCAGGTAACTGTGAGATAATGTTTGTACAACTGCTAAAGAAAACAAGTCTAGGTTCTTCCGTAAATTCATCAATCTGTAACCGTCTATGTATTTCATTCTTACCAGAAACACGGCTACCTCTGCTTCTGTCTGATGGTCGCCATCTGCAACCTCTTTGTATCATTTGCTCTGCAAGGCTAGGACCAGTATCACCACGCTTATGCCAAAGAGAACTATCAAGCACACCATACTTAATATTGCCATCCTCAGCCTCTAACTCTAGTATCATATCAGCTAAATCTGTAGCTAAGACTTTCGACACATACAGTTCTCTGTACACAATGAGTTGCTCAGACGGTGAGACAGCAAACCATACAACAGCACTGTAAGAGCCATACCCGTAATCACAAGCTCTGAACTTAACCCAATTGTTAGGAATATTAAAAGGTTCAACAACATGAATATCACGGTTAAACTCTGTGAATGCCGCACCTTCTTTAATATCCCAATCACCGTCCAAGAGTTGTCTTCGCTGTTGTTCTGGGAGTGACAAGAGCATGGCTTCGTAGTCACCAGCATCTGAGAGATAGGGGTTATCAGATAGCCTAGCAGGTATAAACCGCCTTTTGAAAAGCGGTCGCCCAGCTTTGCTATGACCTGCTGGATACTTGAGAGTTTCACCTGTTTCAATATCTGTCGCATCAAATGCCTTTCCATATGGTGCTGGGTCTATGAACATTTTCTTAACCCAAGCATGACCCCTACCACCCGGGTTTGTTGTTGCTCTCATAAAGATAGGTAAATCAGGCGCAGTGGACCTAAGACGAGAGCGCATATAATTCCATGCGTATGGAGACTGCCATTGTGTTAACTCGTCAAAGCCAATCCAGCTAAATGCTAGACCCTGATAGCGCAGGACATCTTCATCTCTGTCAAGGTATGACATCCACAATCTCGCTCCAGATGGTGCTGTCCACTGCATTTTTCGTTCAGACCATTTTATGCCTGACCATATTTGTGGGTACAACTCTTGTGACTTAAAGATAAGTTCACGAAGTTCTTCTGTTGTATGTCGTAACAGCAATCCACTAAATGCTGGATGCCCCATGTATCGTAGTGGGTCAGCTAACATGGCATATGATTTACCACCACCTGCCGAACCACCATATAATACTTCACGCTCACTAGCCGCTAGAAAATCTGTTTGAGGACCTTCGTTTGGCTTAAATAACACATTAGCGTGTTCTTCTTCAAACTCTGTTTCATATGAAACGTCTTCAATTATTTTAGGCTTTTGCGCCTGTTCTTTCTTCTTCAGGATCTTTCGCTTTGGCGATTGCCGTTTCCGCATATTCTGCCCACTTGCGGATGCTTGCAACTTTGTTCTTACGCTGTCGCTCATTCTCTAGTCTTTTCCTCAATCCTACATGTGATATGTATCTATTGCTATTTGTACTTAACCAATTAGCCACCTCACGATAACTATATTGATTTACATGCTGTCTAGCCTTTTCTAACAAATCTAACTCTGTCGGTACGGGGTCAAGAATGTCAGGGTCTTCTTCGTTTTGTTTATATCCGAAAGGTACGGTACGTGCTATGCGTGGTATCTGTACCCATTCGTTCTGTTCTTTTATATCTGTTGGTTGTGGAAGTTTCCACTTGCCTATACTTCTAGTCATCTTCACTTACTGCTTTAGGTGGCATAAGCATAACACCACCGCTTGCTTCTACCTGCATCTTCTCTGTCTTTACTAAACCTGTGCGGTCTAGCAATTCTTTTGCCGCAACCATTTTGTCACGTATGCCAAGCTCTGTTGGGTCATGCAATGCACCTGTCATAGCCATAGCCGCCTTTGGTGCGTTACGTGCCATGTACATAGATGTAGCCTCTAGTATCTCATCTTTTAGTCCTTTGACAATAGAAGTTGTTGGTGTATTATCTGCGTAACCAGCAATCTTCTTTGCCTGTACAACATCTCCACCTGCTTCTTCAAACAACACGTTAAGAAACTTCTGCTGTCTTTCATTTAACTGTCGTGTCATGCCATCTCTCCAGTAGCCATAGCGTGAGCTAAACGTGTGCTACGTCCTTTTACCTGCCTTGCCCACCTGCTATCTAACATCTCTTTTGCTGCGGTAGCAAAGTCATTATCGTATACAGCCGCCCACATTTTCTTGAACTTCTTTAATCTTGGCACTCCCATATTAAATGCCATATCCATTAGTACAAGTTGACGCACAGCGTCTAGGCTATCCACGCAAGGGTGCGCTTGGCATAGTTCTCTCTCGACTATCTGCACGTCATTCGTTGCTAAATAGACCGCATCTTCTTCTGTTATACCATGTTCGTATATCGCATCCATGTTTGGGATGTCCATATGGTCAAGTTCCTCTTTACTTATACCACGGTCTTTTAGGTTTCTTCCTATTCCAATGGTGTCAATGCCTAGTGTATCTTGATAGACTGTTAACACTAAACCCTCTCCTTGGATTAGTTTATCTATAAATTTCTGACGTTCATATTTCATTTTTTAGTCTCCGACCCTAACCACACTGCAAATGCCCCTGTCATCGCACCTGATACTACGCTTATCATCGCACTTTGCTGTGTTGTCAAATCGTCTAATGACATCCCCCACTCTATAACTCTTATATACATTATTGTCATAACAAGCATCATTAAGCGTGGTACTATCTTGTACTTTAATATTGTTTCTGCCGCCATTATTTTCTCCCGAACAATCTTGTAGCAGAACGCACACCGAAACTAGCGGCAACAATAATCCCAAGACTATACTGATACCATTGTGGCATTGATTCCAACTGGGCAAACCCATTCGCTACTACCTCTTCCATTCCCGGTATAAATGCTAGAATAAGTGGTATGCTAAATAGTATAGTGAGCCATTCGTCTTTCCATGAAGACTGACTACCTTTAGCCATCTCCAAATCCCAATCAATCTCACCTGTAGCTTTCTTCTGCATTACTACAGCTTCAGCCTGTGCTTTAGCAACCTTAGTAGCTGATTGTGCTTTCTTTTCTTCAACTTTACCTTTTAACCATGTACCAGCTAAATCTGCTACAGGTCCTATAAGCATATTAAACACGTCTAAACCTCGCAGTTTTCTTCGCAATATTCTTCGGTTGTTTGACGAACTGTTTGCCCTTTCTTTTTCCTTCCCTCTTCGCTCGTGATGTTGCCGCATATTCCGCAGATGTAAGGCTCTGTATCGCTGAAGTAGGAAGGTAACGCTCTCCAGTTTCGCTTGATTTTTTCCCAGATTTGGTTCGCCATTTTTGTTTCGTCCATGATTTTAAACTTCGTTGTGATTTTGCTAATGCCATATTACATGCCTTTTAAAAATGTAACCCACCAGAATATACCTACAAGACCACCAACTGCTACTAAAATTAATGTACCTATTAATATAGCATCTATTAATTCTTTCTTACGTCTTTCAGCCTCTGCTATCTTTCTAAGTCTTTCTTTTCTAGCCTTTGCTTGAAATGTTTGCCAATCTTGCCACAATCCCGGACGACCAGCCCATATCATATATTCTCGTATCCACTCTTCTTCTTCACGAATCTTTTCAAGTGCCATAAACTCTTCTAGTTCTGACCCACCTTTATCGCCCCAAAAGCTATTCTTTTTCTTTTCACCTTTATGTCGCAAATCCTCTTTAGCTTCTACGAACTTAAAGATACTGTCTCCTGCATCAACAATCTCTTTTCCGTTTTTTAAGGTTTGCTTTATCACGGCAAATGCCGCATTTGCTGCGGCTAATTCTGCTAACATGTGTTTCCCCTTTCACTTGTAGCATTTTATTTGTACCCACCGCCTTTTGCTTTATACTGTTTAGCTAACATCTGGGCTTTTCTTGCAGACCACTGACCTGCACCGCCACCTTTTGTTCCAGCTTTTATTCTGTTGAATAAATTTTTTCGCATAGTTGGTTTTGTATAATTACCTGCTTTATTTACTGTTGATTTTGCCATGTCCTTACCTATTAGGGTCAAAAAATTCTTCTGCCGCTACTAATGCAATAACGGTACTGGCAGTTGAACCAACACCTGTTAAAGCATCTCCTGCATTTAGAAAAAAGGGTTTACCATCATCGAATACATATACTATGTTTGTACCTGTCGCTACATTAAAAGCATCTAACAATTGTTGTGGAGAACCACCTGAAGGTGTGTATAATAAATTAAATGTTCTATCTGATGTATCTATATTAGAAAAAGCTAATAACTTTATTACTGACGTAAAGTTAGCAGGTGCAGTATATATAGCAGTAGAACCTGTGCCTAAAGGAACTACTGCATTTCTAAATTTAACGGTATCTAATTTAGGCACTACCTTATCCTAACTTTTATTTCTTTGGCTTCTTCATCATGGACATACCACCGCCACGCATCATTTTAGGCTTACCACCTCTAGCCATTTTCATTTTACCACCACCACGCATTTTCTTTGGCATAACACCACCACGCATCATTTTCTTTTTAGCAACTTTAGTTTTACCGTGCATTGGCATTTCGTAATCTCCTTCTATCTAAGACTAATGCTTCATATGTTGCATCAGGGAAATGTTTATAGTACCCTGACTTCTCTAAACTTAGTGCTGCTTCATCCAGCACCGATAAAAGCTGTATGAAAACCATACAGTATTCTAACTCATCGCTAGTAATGTCATTGTCTTCTAAAAAGTCAAGACCAGCATCACTCGCATCAAAGTCAGGGTGAAACACCATCAAGTGCATATCTTTACCTACAATTGATAATGCTTCGTTTATACCATCACAAAGTCCATCAAGATAGTTCATGTCTGGTAATTCGTCAGATGCCCACACAACTATATCATAGTCATGTGTATCAAATTCTTCTATTGCTTTACGCAGTCCTTCTAAACCTGTATTAATGCTAAAGGTTACTTTGTTTTCTGCCCATGCTTTTCTAGCATATGGACATGGTGGTAATCCGTTTAGCTTTACATTTGGTATTTCAAGAAAGTCATGTGACCATTTACGTATATCAGCTTCTATTGGATGCACGTGTTTTATTCTTTTGTTGTTCTATAAATCTTCTATACACACCAGCCGCACCCGTTTTTCCAGCCGCTTTAGCTCGTTGCTCCATAGCAATAGCCGCTTGTGTTTTATGATTATGACTTCTACTGGACGCTTTTATCTTACGAACAGATGCCTGTGCATCTTTTACTGTAGCAAACTTTAAACCGTGTATCGTACCCTTTGGGTCTTCATCAGTATATAGGTCACTATGCTTTTTGCTTTTAGCAGGTTGACCCGGCTTTCTAGGTATTCTACGCATCTTTTCCAGTTATTTTTTTAAATGCCTCTGGGCTTGCTACTTTAAGTGCCTTCAGTCCCGGGTTCATTTTAACGTCACCACCACCTACATACATGTGTGCTTTGCCATATGCCATGCCACCATTAGCCATTTTTGCTTTGCCCATTGCTTTAAGTTTTTTCTTTGGCATTTTACCAATGCCTATAGATAATACTGTTACGTCATCTTTAGCCATTATACTACTTCCTTAAACTATTTGCGTATTGTCTTAATGTCATACCCATTTTATCTAGGTCTGCTTGCGTTACGGCAAGTTTCTTCTTACCGTCTTTTCCTGTAAAATGTTTTAAACCTGCCCTCTTTGCCGCAGCAACTGACTTAACATCTCTCCATGTTTTCTTATCCATGCCACCGCCTAGTAATTTATTTACTTCTTTGGCAGTCTTTTTAGGTTTCTTAGGGTCTATGCCACCACGTCTTTGATATTCTAATTGCTGTCGTGATACAGTATCTGCTGACCTATCAGGTGCTTTACGTGTCTTAGGAGCAGGTCTATTGCGTTTCATTTGACCGCTACCTTCTTTAACTGTACCTGTTTTCTTTTCTTTATTTCCACCAGCAGGTTTAGCGGCTGTTATAGCTCCTGCAGTAGATAGTGTTGCTAATACAGCTTTTGTTTTCTTACCACCTTGTCCAAGTTCTTTAGCTTGTTTAAGTGTAGTTACCTTATTAACTTGTTTAGCATTTTTAATTTGAGATGTAGTTGCACGTTTAATACCTTGCTTAAACAACTCCTCTCCAATTTTTTTACTACCTGCTTTTACTAGATTACCACCTATAAAAAATAATGCTGGTGCTAATAATGGAAGTGCCATTATATTTCTCCTTTTAACATTTCCAGCGTCTACGTGCTTGACGTAAACGACTGTTTGGGTTGTTAGCCGCTTTAGGAAATTGTTTCATTTGTCCAGCAGACCTAGCGCAGAAAGACTTACGTCTTTTTGCATCTTTACTGCCTCTCTTTACTTTGCCTGTGACAGCCGTTTGTAATTTACTACCGGGATTTTTTCTTCTGTACGCAGCGACACCTGCAGCAGTCATACCTGCACCAGCTTTAGTGGGGCGAAAGTTTTTCTTATTTCGCTTTGGCATGTTATCTGCCATGACTATACACCTTTTTCTTCTTCACATTTAAAAGAATACATATGTGGAGTACCTAGTGCCTCTGATATATCTTGAACCATCATAGAAGCACGTTGTTCGCATTGTACTTCTGTAAAATACGGACCCCAATCATCTTCAGCAATGATACATTGACCTGTTAACATAGAACAAGCCATTACAAATGTTGTAAACATTAATCTGTCCACCCTTCTGCTCTCATAGCATCTTCTACATGCTTCT